GTGGGATGCACCTGCTGGCGGGTACAACGAGGACGTGCCGTTCTGATGGGCTGCCTACCGAGCGAACACGACGACGAATACCTAGCAGATGAAGGCGACGGCATGCGCGTGTACCGATGCGACGCATGCGGGGCGGAATGGTGGGAGGACAAGGAATGATTGAGTGGCCGGAAAGTATCGAGCACAACGCGAGCGACCTTGAGCGATATGCCGCAGCGAACCTGGACGGCGGACCATTGGCTCGTCGTATGGCTCGCGTTATGCGCCACTACCGGGATCAGCAGCGAGTGCTCGATGCACTGCAGAACATGCTCGCGGTTCCACCGCATGACGTGCATAGTGGCATCGAGAAGCAGCAGCGGGCGTGGAACCTCATCGAAGAACTTCACGAAGAATGGGAGAAGGAACATTGACGCATCAAGACGACAAGTTTTTCTTCACCTTCACCGTTGATCGCTTGGCGCGTATTCGCGAGCTGCACTGGGATGAAGCAAACCGCTGGCGAATGAGTATTGAACCGAATGACCATGACGCAGCTTACAAACAACGCCTGGAGGCGGCAGAAAACGCCGCGGCCTCCCAGCTCTCCGACGTCATCACAATGCTCATGCAGTACGGAAAGGGACGCTGATGGACATGAATGAAGCGCACGATAACGCGCTGGTTGCTGCCGAGGCCGAGATCGGTTGGCCGCTCATCGGTGGTGAAGTCGCATCAATGGCGAGCGCAGCCTACGAGCGCGGATGGGATGACGCAGCTAAGGCCAGTCCGACGCTTTCCCCAAAGTTCGCTGACGAAGCCCGGCTGGTCGCATACACACTCCGTGATCGAGCCGAGGACATCGCCACGGACAACGTGGCGACCGCCTACCTTCCGGCCGACTGGGAAGCACTTAAGGCGGATCTGCTTCGAGCAGTTGCCGCTCTGCAGTACGCAGCAGAGAAGGCCAGTCCATCCGTGCGTGTCACTCAGTACCCGTCGACCCTGATCCGCTCCCCGTACGACGACCCCAACAAGGTCGTACTCGCTCGCTCAGAGCTTCGCAAGTGGGCGAACCAGAACCAGAACGGCGAACCTGTGTGGCGGGACATCGACCGCGTTCTCATCGGCAAGTGGGACGAACCGTGAACCGCATGACATCCGACGCCTGCCCAACATGCGGTGACCTCTGCGGCATGCGCGAGTTCACCCGACCATACGAAGAACGCGACGACTGGCTGGACGTGCCAGTCGTTGTCGAACGGCCCGAAGAGGAAGATGAGTGACATGGCAACCTACAACCCCGTCTACCGCAACCGCATCGCCTACCTCGAGACCCTCGGCTTCTCCGCCGACGAGGTACCGACCGATGGCTTCCGTGAGGACGGACTGATGATCGTCGGCGCGTGGCCCGACCGCGGGGATGTCTACGAGGAGCGCAACAGCATCGCAACGACGCTCATCCCCTGGGCTGACGAAGCAACTCAGGCTGGCGCGATGGCTGCACGTCAACGCGACTACGACGAAACGAACGCCGATGGATGAAGCAATCGCGGACATCATCCGCAAAGCGATGCGCGACGAAGCATCAGGCATCGACGGGCTAGGAACTCAGGTTCCTAGCCCGTCTTCCGTTCAACGGTGGCCGCTCGGACGCGGGACCGACGCCGCATATTTGGAGGAAGAACGATGAACGACCGCACCAACGCACAGGCGGCACTACTTGCCGCCGCCAAGCAGTTCACCCACCGCAGCACGACCGACTTTCCGGTAGGTAGAAACCTCTCCCACCGAACAACCGAGTACACCGAGTCGCCAACGCCTGGTGAAGTGCTGAAGATTGCGGACATCTACCTGCGATGGCTTGAGGAAGCCGACAAGGGAACGCTGGAAGAACGAATCAGCAAGCTCGAGGGGGAACGATGACCGACACCCGCCTACTCGACGCCATCGACGCGCTCACGAAGCCGACCATCGACAACGTGAAGCAGACCACCGACGACGGCGAATACCTGCGCACCGTCCCCGTCGAACACCCGCCACTGCTGCAACAGTTGGCCGACGCTGTTGTGCCGTCCGCTGGGAACGATGGCGGCTCCAAGTCGGCCAGTGCACGGGAACGCAACGTGCTCGACTCCGACGCGCTGTGGGAGCTGACACGCATCGAGACGGCGCTACGTGACTGGCTGCGACACGACCGGGCCGCGTTCGACCGATCGGACCTGCCCGCCACCTTGCGGCGCTGGTACGTCGGCTACGAGGCGCGACCGTTCATGGACGACAACGTGACCGAGTGGCATGTCCGCGAACTCCGCCGCTGGGAACGCGTCATCACCGCCAAGCTCGACCGCAGCATCAAGCAGATCCCAACCGGGTACCTGTGCGTTCTGTGCAAAGAGAAGCAGTGGGTGGACCAGGACGGCGAACGACAGCCCGCCAGACTCATCCTCTCGTACCGCAGAGACGAGGAAGGGCGCACGTCCGAGGAACAGGTCACATGCCAACGGTGCCGCACGAGGTGGGACAACTGGGATGCGATCAAGGAACTCGGGGAAGAACTGACAGAGGCGAGTGAGAGGACGACAGCATGACCGGAACAGTCACATATCAGCATCATAGGCCAGTGAGAGGATGAACGCATGAGTAATCACAACGCCTACTACCCGAATGGTGACTACATCATTTGCGACTGCGACCTGGCCGATGAGCACGGGATTGAAGAAGACAGCGTGTCGCAGTCAGAAAGCGATACCGACACGCACTGAAATGCTGTACCATCGGAAGTGCGTAGACGAACTCTGTCTACCAACTGCTCCCCATCGCCTCACGGTTGGTGGGGATTTTTCATACGTGCTCCTGGCCACTGAGACGCATAAGTGGCACCCCTCGTCAGCAGATGCCTTTGCCGGACCAGCCCTGCTCACGTTAATGAAGACCGGCTGAGCAGTCCCACGCGATGGCCTGCCAGGTGAACCCACGCCAAAGCTGTTGCCCCCGCCGACGAGTGGGCGTAGAAGACAAGCGCATCGGTGCTGCCACCGTTAGCCGTTGAATCGGATCCGCTTCTTTGCGCCCACTCCGTCGAGCAGCAACCACACACTTCCCATCCGCGCCGGCCGACACACAACAGACCAGCGCCGCCCTGCCAAGCGCAACAGCCGACGGTGGGTGAGCGGCGCGCCATGTCGAACACAGCGGTTCGAGCCGGATGGGTACTACCAACGGAGGCTGACGTGAGCGAAGAAGCTGACGACAAACTCGAAACAGCGATCAGTGCCTACCTCACGGAAAGAGGCGACGGCGCTTACCTGACCGGGTACGTGCTCATCGCATCCGGCGCTGACCCCGAACGCGCCGACATCACGCGCTACGTCAGCACCATCCCCGACACGCAAAACCTGCACACAACACTCGGCCTAGTCGAGTACCTGCGCATGGACGTACGCGGCGAGATCCCCGATGACGACGACGAATGACGACGCACTGAGCTCGCATCGAGTCAGGTCCAACGTCTGGCCCACGCGACCGACAGCACACCCGCAACTCATTGAAGCCGTCAACGCCATCTTCGAACAGCCGATAGAGGACAAGTCGTGATCACTACTGGAGTCAAGAACGAGAGCATCGCGGTCGGTAAGGACGCGCAGGTCATCAACGTTCTCGTCGACAGGGACGTACTGCGCGTGATCACGCTATGGGCTGAGCGCAACTCCGAAGAACTTGATGCCGACCTCGCACCCTTTGGGCTGCACTCCACCGACATCCTTCAGCCGGAATATCGGCGCGTGCTGACCCGTGAAGAACTCGCTGCGCTAATCGCATGAGCAAACGCGAACGAACCTGGAACATCATCGGCATTACACTCGCCACCATCCTCGTCAGCTACATCCTCTGGTCCGCCTGGTGCATGATCAGCGGTGCCGCATGGTGAACTGCCCGGAGTGCGGCTACGAATACCAGTCGCTACTCGCAGCCGAACGATGCGCTGACGACGACCAACGCAAGCCACGCAAGAACGACTGGCTCGATCCGGACGCTTGGGACTAGCCGCTAACTGACAACTCAACACAGGAAGCCCCCGCGCTGCGCCAACAGCCGGGGGTGTGACCAGCTCGTGAAGGAGCCGATGTGCACAACCGTATCTGCAACGTCGACAAATGCAACCGCAGAAGCGATGCGCTGGGCATGTGCAACATGCACTACCAGCGCCACCACTACGGAAAGCCCCTCAACCCGCCCGGCAGGATCGAGTACGGCACCTGCACTATAGACGGGTGCAACAAGCCCACTCGGTCGCGGTACTCGCCGCTGTGCGCCATGCACTACCACCGCCAGTATCGACACGGCGGCACGCAGATCACGGCGACCCAGACAGACGTCACGGCCAGTAACGGCAGGCGCTACAAGACCAAGCACGCACCGCGGCACCCGCTTGCCAGCAAGCACGGCGTTGTTTACGTACACCGCATGGTCCTGTTCGACGCCATCGGGCACGGGCCGCACCCATGCCACTGGTGCGGCGTCCTGCTCAACTGGACAGCCAAAGGTGAACCCGACGCTATCCACGTCGACCACCTCAACGACATCGGTGACGACAACCGTGTCGAGAACCTCGTAGTCGCCTGCCTCGGTTGCAACTCAGCACGCGGCGCTCAGCACCGTCACGAAGCGCTGAAGCAAGCAGGCTTCTGGTCCAACAACGACACCATCGCGCGTCTCGAGAAGAGCCGCGTGCACAGAGTCGATGAGTCGGTGATGTCATGACTGAACGCAACAGCGGTCAAGCCAAGCGTGCTCGCGCAAGACTGCGAGCCACTGGCGCGAACTGCTACCTGTGCGGCTCAAGCATCAACTACAAGCTGCCGATGACTGACCCGAAATCCTTCGTCGTCGATCACGTCATACCTCTCGCGAAGGGAGGTCAAGATGCGCTGTCCAACATGAAGGCAGCGCATCGAAGACGTGACTGCAACAGCAAGAAGCGGGCTCGTATCGTCGCTCCAATCGTGCGTCGTAGCGGCTCGCTGAACCACTAGCGAGCAACTTGTACCAATTGACTTGTACCAACTGATCGCGCCGAAAGGGTGGGGGAGTGCCCCCTAGTGACACCGTTCCGGACCTCCGGGGCCAGGGACCGTCCCTCCCCTAGCTTCTTTTCCAAACTTGTATCAACCCAGTCGAACTTGTACCAACCCTTCTAGGCGGTGATCTGCGTGGCTGCAACGAAGCTCCGAGCCGTCACTGCGGATGACAAGCCGCTGCGACCTCTCACCGTTACTGAGGCGGCTGAAGCGAATGACACGAGGGCGATGCTGGTGGCTTCGCGTCGTCGTATCGCGGTCGCCGTTGAGGACCCGAACACCCCGGCTCGTGACCTGGCTGCACTCACGAAGCGGCTGATGGAAACGGCCCGGGAGATCGACGCGATCGACGCTCGAGAGTTGGAGGCGGAAGCGCATGCCGACGTCGAAGACGGCAAGTTCGACGCCGCGGCTATCTGAGGTTGCCCGTCACGTTGTGATGCCGTCTGGCATTGTCACGACTGCTTGGCCGCGTGTGGTGGCGAAGTGCGCTGAGATGGGCGTCCAGTTCGACTCGTGGCAACACGGTGTTGGTTCGATTGCGCTGGGGAAGCGCAAGGACGGCAAGTACGCGGCCACGGTTGGCGGCGTTGTGCTGAGCATCCCCCGTCAGGTCGGGAAGACGTTTCTCGTCGGCATGATCGTGATCGCCCTGTGCGTGATCTTCCCCGGCTTCACTGCCCTGTGGACAGCGCACCGCACCCGAACTGCTTCTATGACGTTCGCCTCGCTGCAGGGCATGGTCAAGAAGAAGAAGATCTGGCCGCACGTGCGGGCGATTCGGCAGACGAACGGCGAGCAGGAGATCCGCTTCCGCAACGGCTCGGTCATCATGTTCGGAGCTCGCGAGGCCGGCTTCGGTCGAGGCTTTGACAAGGTGGACGCTGAGGTATTCGACGAGGGGCAGATCCTCACGTCGAAGGCGCTTGAGGACATGGTGGCTGCGGCGAACCAGTCGCAGCAAGAGTCCGGTGCACTGCTGTTCTTCATGGGCACGCCTCCGCGACCGTCTGACCCTGGTGAAGAGTTCACGAACCGGCGCAGTAAGGCGCTGTCTGGGCGCAACAAGAACATCGTCTACGTCGAGTTCTCGGCTGATCCGTCTGCTGACTCTGACGATCATGAGCAGTGGGCGAAGGCGAACCCGTCGTTCCCGCTTCGCACGCCGGTCGAGTCGATCGAGCGTATGCGTGAGAACTTGACCGATGAGGACTCGTTTCGCCGCGAGGCGTTGGGCATCTGGGATCCGACCGAAACCGCTCGAGTGATTGATGAGCAGTCGTGGAACCTTGTTGCCGACCCCGCTTCGATGGCTGTGGAGCGCTTGTCGTTGGCGATCGACGTTGCTCCGGATCGTTCGGTGGCGACTGTCTCGTTCGCTGGCCAACGTCCGGACGGTCGGTGGCATGTGGAGATGGACGAGCAGCGCAAGGGTGTCGATTGGGTGCCTGCGCATGTCGCGAATCTGTCGAAGAAGAACCGCCTTCACGCTGTTGTCGTCGACGAGATGACTGGCCTTGTGGAGAAGCGGAAGAACGGCCGTAACTACCTCAAGGGCACAGATGTTGTGGTGACTCTCGCAGCTGCTGAGGGCCGTGACATGGCGGTTGCGTGTGCGGCGCTGTTCGACGGTGTGATGTCGCAGCAGCTGTTCCATACGGATCAGCCGCAGATGAATGTGGCTTTGTCGGTGGCTCGTAAGCGTCCGTTGGCGGGTGCGTGGGCTTGGAATCGGAAGGATGCCATGAGTGACATCACTCCGATTGTTTCGGCGTCTCTGGCGCTGTGGGGTGCGCAGAACGAGAACGTGAAGCGTCAGGGCAAGACTGGATCTAGGACGGCGGTGGTGCTTTGACTGAGCAGATCCGTATCAGTTCGCTGTCTGACGATGAGACGCGCACCCTGAATCTGCTGATTGATCAGCTTGATGAGCGCACTCCCCGTAACCTGCGGCGCGCGTCGTATTACGACGGGAAGCGTGCTGTTCGTCAGGTGGGCAACATCATCCCTCCGCAGTACGAGAGTCTGGCCCTCGCTCTTGGGTGGACGGCGAAGGGTGTGGATGGTCTAGGTCGTCGTTGCAACATTGACCGCTTTATTTGGCCGTCTGGTGATCTCGATTCGTTGGGTATGCAGCAGCTGCAGGATGACAACTCGTTGCTGTCGGAGCTCGCTCAGGCGCGCACTGACTCGCTGGTGAACGGTGTCTCGTTCCTGGTTGCCACTCGTGGCGTGGGCGAGGATGAGCCGACCGCTTTGGTGCACGCTCGCAACGCGTTGAACGCGACGGGTGAGTACAGCGTCCGCGGGCGTCGGCTGACGAGTTTTCTGTCTGTGACGTCGCGTAAGGATATGCGAATCACGGGGTTCGTGCTGTACCTGCCGAACCTGACGATCAGCGCCGAGCAGGACGAGGCGAACCGGTGGGTTGTTGACCGGTCGGAGCACTCGTTTGGCGTTCCGGTCGAGCCGATGGTGTACAAGCCGTCGTCTGAGCGGCGTATGGGGCGCTCGCGCATCACACGGCCGGCGATGTCGCATCAGGATGCGGCGCTGCGTGCGTTGATGCGCCTTGAGGCGCACATGGATATCTACGCGATCCCGAAGATGGTGATGCTGGGTGCGTCCGAGGACGTGTTCAAGAACCCGGACGGGACGCTGAAGCCTGCATGGCAGCACGTCATGGGCCGGGTGCTTGGCATCCCGGACGATGAGGAAGCCGCTACCCCGCGCGCCACGTTCGAGCAGGTATCGCCCGAGTCGCCGCAGCCGCACTTGGCAGACCTTAATGCGTTGGCGAAGCTCACTGCACGCGAGTTTGATCTTCCGGATCAGGACTTCGCGCTCACGGACATGGCGAACCCGACGTCGGAGGGTTCGTACGTGCAGGGTCGTGACTCGTTGGTGGCCGAGGCTGAGGGCGCGACGGATGAGTGGTCGATTCCGATCAAGCGTCAGGTGACTCGGGCGCTGGCGATGCAGAACGGGCTTGACGCTGTGCCGGACTCCTGGAAGACGCTTGCTCCGAAGTGGCGGAACCCGTTGTACCTGTCGAAGTCGGCGCAGGCGGATGCGGGGCAGAAGCAAATCGCGGCGGTGCCGTGGCTTGCTGAGACGGACGTGGCGCTCGAGTTGGTGGGTCTTGATGACCAGCAGATTGAGCGTGCGTTGGCGCAGAAGCGCCGGCAGGCGGGACGAACGGTGCTTGAAGCGCTGGCATCTAGGACGACGACGCAGGAGGCCGTGAATGCCGACAGCGTGGGAGTCCAGGCGGGCGCTGAACCTCGTAGCTGATGTCGCAGTGGCGGCGTCACTGCAGTTGCTGCGGTCGACCACTGGTACCGCTGAGCAACGACGTTACGACCTGCTCGGCGGTGTGCCGGAGGTGGTGGCGTACTACTCGGATGGCTCCGCGGCGCTCGCTGCTGACTTCTACGACGATGAGCGTGCCGCGGCTAACGTGTCGGGGCCATTCACGTCGGATCTGATTGTTGCTGACAGGACGGTGAAGCTGCGGCGTGCGATCGCTTGGTCCGCGGAGCCACTGTTCGACGGTGATGACGTTTTGGCTGGGAAGCGGCTCGCGGAGGTTGTGCAGCTTGAGGCGGCGCGGCCGTACCGAGACACGATCACCGGCAATACCGAGCGTGACCCGCAGGCGATTGGTTGGCGTCGAGTGGCGTCGGGTGGGTGTCCGTTCTGCCGGATGCTCGCGGACCGCGGCGCGGTCTACACCGAGCGGACGGCGCGCTTCTCGGCGCATGAGCATTGCCATTGCACTGCTGCTCCGGCTTTCGTGGGATACGACGGCCCGGAAGCGTCAGTACAGCAGTACCGGGCGTCGCGCCGTAATCGAACACCGGAGCAGCAGGCGCAGCTGAGGGAGTATCTGAAGGAGCACTACTCTGATTGACGCGCTCGCCATTCACGGTTGTACTCGGCTCGCCGCTCTCGGTTATTCCAGTAGTAGTCGCGGTTGCGCTTGTACGCGCACCGCTTGCAGCGGCGCTGTCCGCGCTTTGAGATGATCGTGTTGTCCTTGTCAAGCGGGTGACCTTCAGGACATTCCGTTACTTTCGCGCGCTGCGCAGCAATATTGCCGCCGCGAAGTAGGTTCTCCTGACGAGTTGCTGGCTTCAGATGCTCGGGATTGCAGCAAGAACGGTGCGGGCAATCTGAGGCGACAGCCGGGGAGCAATTTGCCGGGTCATGGCAGAGGTGATCGAGGTCGAGCCCTTCCGGGATTGGACCGTTGACGTACTGCCACATGACTCGATGAGTCAAGCGCCAGACCTTTCCTTCGCCGCCTGACCAGCTGACTCGGCCGTAGCCGACTGACTTTCCGCCTTGCCACTGCCAGCAGCCGTCTTCATTGATGACGATGCGCTGACGGATTCGTTCGATTACTCGTTCGGGTGCGAGTTCGCTCATGTGTAAAGCATACAACGTGCGTTTGCACCACACAATAGACCTCCCCGGTTGACGGGGGAACGCTACGGCCGCGTCTAAGGCCGGTCTGATGTCCGACGGGACAGAAACGGGGAACCGATGAGTGACACCGCTAACGCTGCCGATGGCCAGGCCGATTCGGCCGAATCCGAGGGTGGCGAGCAGCAGCAGGCGCAGACGTTCACGCAGGCTGACGTTGACCGGATCGTAAAGGACCGGCTTGCTCAGCAGGCGAAGAACAAGTTTGGTGATTACACCGAGCTAAAGACGCGCGCGGAATCGGCGCAGACGCTCGAGCAGCGTCTCGCTTCGCTGGAAACGGAACTGACGACAACTCGGACGCAGGCGCTGAAGACCAGCATCGCGGCGAAGTTCGGAATCAGCACCGAACCTGGCGAAAACGGCGAGCCGTCTGACGCTGACCTGTTTCTCACTGGTTCCGATGCCGACTCTCTCACGGCGCAGGCTGAACGGCTTGCGGCGCGGGTAGCAGACCGGAAGAAGAACGGAAACGTCGCACCCAAGGAGGGTTCGACGACTTCGACGGGCAATAGCCGATCCCCTTGGGGTGGCGTGCTCGACAAGATCACTTCGCGCGATTCGTAGCGCGCCTCAACTTAGGAGAAACACATGGCAGACACTCTGCAGAGCGGGGATCTTCACTTCCCTACTCAGATCGCTGACGGCATCGTCGAGAAGGCTAAGACCGGTTCGACTGTTGCTGCTCTTTCGGGCCAGGAGCCGATGCGCTTCGGCAACGTCGACATCATCACGTTCGATGACGACCTGACGGCTGAGTTCGTTGAGCAGTCCGGTGCTAAGGGTGCGGACGACGCTAAGCCGGCGTTCGTCACCGCAACCCCGCACAAGGCTGTGGTGCAGATGCGCACCTCGGACGAGTTCCGCTGGGCCGATGAGGACTACCAGACCGGCATCCTCGACCGCTTCGGCGACAAGGTTTCGCTGGCTCTGTCCCGCGCCCTCGACCTGGGCCTGTACTACCGCATCAACCCGCGTACGGGTACTGCGGTGACCTCGTGGACGAACTACCTCAACTCGACCACCAAGCGTGTTGAGGCTGGGGACGCTGCGGACATCGACTTCGAGTCGGCTGCTGGCCTCGTCATTGGTGCGGGTTACGGCGTCAACGGGGTTGCGCTCGACCCGAAGTACGCATGGACCCTTTCGACCGCCCGTTACGAGGACGGTCGCAAGAAGTTCCCTGAGCTCGGCCTCGGTCAGGGCATCACCAACTTCCAGGGCGTCAACGCTGCGGTGTCGACCACCGTTTCGGGCAAGCCGACCGATGGCAGCACGTCGGACAACAAGGTTCGGGCGATCGTCGGCAACTTCCAGTCCGGCATCCGCTGGGGTGTGCAGCGCACGATCCCGTTCCGTGTCCTCGAGTTCGGTGACCCGGACAACACGGGCCGCGACCTCGCTGGCCACAACGAGGTGCTGCTGCGTGCGGAGGTTGTGTACGGCTGGTACGCGTTCTCCGACCAGTTCGCGGTCATCGAGGACGCTGCGTAATGCCCCGTTACCGAAACGAGGCAGGTTCCATCGTCTCGGTCGACGAGGCGCTTGCCGAGCTGATCGGCAAGAACTGGGAGCCGCTGGACAAGCCGGAGCCTGTGAAGCGGGCTCCGGGGCGTCCGAAGAAGTCGGACTCGTAGCAAGGGAAGGGGGCGGTCATGTCTGTGACGCCTGACACGATCGCGGTTGCTCTTGGGCAGGCCGCCCCCATACCGGACTCGGTGCAGTGGAAGCAGTGGGAGCTGTGGATCACTGACGCTGAGATGCTGATCGAGACGCGGCGGCTGGCTGCTGTTCCGGTGCCTGTCATTGATGAGGCAAAGCTGGACTACGTGGTCCGTGAGGCTGTCGTTGCTCAGGTCAAGAAGCCTGACGACGCAACCCAGGTCACCATCTCCATCGATGATGCTTCGTCGTCGCGCACTTACCAGTCGGGCAAGGGTCGCGTGACAATCCTTGACGAGTGGTGGACACTGCTGGGGCTTACGGAGTCGAACGGCGGCGCTTACTCGTATGACACGGTGGGCACGGCCGTCCGGCATCTTCCGTGGTGCGACCTGATGTTCCTCGGTTCGTCGTGCTCGTGCGGCGTGAACCTCGCTGGCCGGCCGATCTACGGGTTTGGGTACTGATGTCGCTGCGGACGGACGTGGAGGGTGCTCTGCCGCGGTTCCGCGCTGAGGCTGAGTCGCTGATGACGGACACCTGCCAGGTGGGCACGCTGTCGTCGGATGAGGTGCTGAATCCGGACACGCTCGAGTACGAGTACGTGTTCACCCCGGTGTATGACGGCCCGTGCAGGTTCAAGGCGGGCAACGTGCAGGCGAGTGATGTCGAGTCTGCGTCGCAGCTCCTGGTGTCACAGCTCGCAACCCTGTCCCTGCCGATCGATACGTCCACGGATGTGCGGAATGGCATGCAGGTTCGTGTGACGGGTTCGTTGACTGATCCGGCGCTTCCGGGGACGGTGGCGACGATCGAGGCCCCGTTCCGCTCGTCCTACGCAACAGCTCGACGGTTCTCAGCGAGGGTGGTGTCTGGTGGCTGATGATCTGAACTCTTTGGCTCGTGACCTTGGTGAGATCCCGAAGGCGACTGCACCGTTCGTCCGTAAGGCTGTCGAGATCTCGGCGCGGAACATCAAGGACCAGATCAAGAGCGAGTACAAGGGTGCGCGTCAGATTCCTGGTGCTCCTGGGTCGATCTCGTATGACATCAAGGGTTCGACTGGCGCTCGTCTGGGTGCGATTGAGGCTGAGATTGGTCCGGAGAAAGGCCGCTATCAGGGCACGCTCGTCGGCATGGTCGACGTCGGTACCACGGATGAGAACGGTACGCCGCGCACGCCGGGACGTAAGCGCGTGCCTAAAGCTTTGGCAGATGAAGCTGCTGGCTTCAGTCGGGGCATCGACCAGGCGATCGATGATGGTCTGAAGGCGGCGGGCTTTTGACGGCGGCTGAGAACGCGGCGCTGAAGTCTCTGGTGCTTTCGGATGTGACGTTCGCAGCGGCCGGCAAGGTCTACACGGGCCGCGCGGTGACGACTGACGGTAAGCCGATCACGAACACGTGGTACGTGGTTATTCAGCCGGGTGGTGATGACGATTCGCAGGAGCGCATCACTGGCCGGTATGTGAACCGTCGCCCGTCGACCACGTTCCAGTGCGTGGGTACGACGCCGGATCAGGCGATCAGCGTATCTGAGCGCCTAGACAAGGTGCTGCGTCCGAATGGTCGCGGTGTGCGTTTGAGCGTCCCAGGCGAGCGCACAGGGCCGCTGCGACGTGACTACATCGGTCCGGCGCAGATCGACCCGGACACGACTCCACCGATGTGGTTCCAGACCGTCGAATACAGCTTCGACGCGCAACCCGCCCCCACTTCTTAACCCCGCTTCGGCGGGGTTTTTGCATGTAAGGAGAAATCCGCATGGACGACAACCACGTCCTCGTGTACGGCCCGCACGGGCTGCACATGGAGGTTCACAAGACCACTCAGGCGTCGATGCCTGAGCGCTTCCCGCTCGTGGGAGAGAAGCCCTCCGCATCCGCGGACGGGAAGACGCAGAAGCAGAAGAAGGAGCCTGAGAATGGCAATTGACACGACTGGGCAGTCCCTGTCCGTTGGTACTGAGGGCAACCTCCTGGTGATGTTCGCTCCGGCGTCCATCCTGACCGCTGGTAAGTCGCTGACGGACATCACGGTGACGCAGCTGAACTCGGCGTCGTTCGTTGATGTCACGTATGACCTGACTGCTGGTTCGGGTTGGGCTGAGACGACTTCGCAGGAGACGATTTCGGATGACCGTCTGACGGCGACTGAGACGTTCGCGCAGCCGGGGAAGGTCACGAACGGCCTGACCGTGCAGTATGTGTACGGCGACGAGTCCGCGAAGGCTGACGACACCCTCGTTGAGGATGAGCCGCTGATTGCTGCTGTCCGGTGGGCAACTGACCACGACGAGGCGATCACTGCGACCAGCAAGTTCGACTTCTGGTACGTGAAGGCGGGCAAGAAGCAGCGTGACCAGGCTGCGGCGAACTCGGTGTTCACGAAGACGCAGGTGCTGTACCCGCTGCAGAAGGTGCAGCGTGACGTCACCCCGGCTACCGGTTCCTGACCTAGCCGCCTAACTCCCGTGCGGGCAGTACCTCACTCCTGCCCGCACGGGTCACCCCTTTGCTGAGTGAGGATTCTGAGTGAGGAACAGACTTATGGGTTTCAACGAGAAGCTTGCTGCGGCGAAGGAGAAGGGCCGGCCGTCTAAGACGGTGACGGTTTCCCTGGATGCTGAGGTTTCGGGTCGGCTGGCTGAGCTTGAGGCGCAGGTGGAGGCGGAGAAGCGGAAGCCTGATGATGGGCGTTTGGCGAAGTCGTCTCCGCTGGCGAAGCTGCTGAAGCAGGTTGAGGACGTCAAGGCGGAGTTCGCTGACACGCTGGTGGATCTGAAGTTCACTCGCATGCTTGGTGCTTCGTGGCTGGATCTGACGTCGACGCACCCGCCTCGTCCGGATTCGATCTCGGACAAGATGATTTTCGGCTACGACTTCAACGCTGTCACTCGAGCAGCAGCGCACCTGTCGGGTGTGCTGGTGGAGGACGGCAAGGAACGCGAGCTGTCGCCGGAAGAGTGGGATGATCTGTTCTCGCTGCTGGCGGGTGGCGATCATGAGCAGATCGCGAACGCCGTGTACGCGCTGAACGAGGGCGAATCGAACCGGGCGGTGGAACTGGGAAAAGCGCTGCGCGCCGCAACCCTCGCCTCCGAGCTGAAGTCCTCTTAGCGGTCAGGTTGGGTGTGTCTCCGCAGCGGCTTCGTGGTTGGGAGCCGGCGGAGACGCATACGCCGTCGTATGACGGTTCGGGTCGTGTGGTTTCGGTGCGTGTTGAGCGTGAGTCGGAGTGGACGACTGAGCAGGTGGCGTTGGTGATGGGTGTTGAAGAGTACGAGCGTTCTCTTGGCCGTCATGGGCAGCCGATGGATGAGGCGATGTCTCCGGATTCGGACCCGTCGAACCGTAACGGTGCACGCATCTACAAGGCCGGTGTTCCGACTGTGACACCGGAGGGCAAAGTCATCTACGCGCCGCTCGTCGACTACGCGCAGCGTGCGCAGGATGACGCGATGGAGGCGTACAAGAAGTCGGCTGGTGAGAGCGCGAACCTCAGTGGTCTCGTGTTCCCGGTCGAAGTGATCGAGCGACGGCTTCACCAGTGAGGTCAGCCTGACGCTGCTGCCGCGCGGTGTCCTCGGCCCGGTCGATGGCGCTTACGCCGAACGCGATGGCGGCTCCGGCAACAACAATCAGCACCATCCCGATCGCGAGCAGCCACGTGATGTTGCCGAGCGAGGCGACGACGACCAGCGCGATTGCGCCGAGCAGCACAACAACCCCGGCGGCGATCTGCCAGAAGGCCGGAATTCCAAAGCGCGTGCGCACGAACATGCGTCGAACTTTACATCTTCATAGCGTTTGACGGGAGCCCCACCATGGCCGATCGCGTTGTCAGCGTAAGCATCCGGGCGGAGGTTGCCGGCTACCTGGCCGGGATGGAGAAGGTTCGCGCTGCGACGGCGAAGACGTCGGATGAGGCGCAGAAGCTCGAGAAGCAGTCCGCTGCTTTCGAGAAGGTCGGCGCTGGGCTGCTGACGATCGGTGCGGCTGCTGCTGCTGCCGTGGCGATCGCGGTGAAGTCGTTCGCTGACTTCGACGCGCAGATGTCGCAGGTGCAGTCCCTGTCGCACGCGACCGCAGCGGAGATGGACACGCTGCGCAACGCGGCCCTCACGATGGGCCAGGGGATCGGGTTCTCCGCCACGCAGGTCGCGGACGCTGAGACGGAGCTCGTCAAGGCTGGCGTGTCCGTCAAGGACATCATGGGTGGCGCGCTGAAGGGTGCGCTGGATCTCGCTGCTGCCGGTCAGATCAACGTGGCGGACGCTACGGAGATTGCTGCGACGGCGATGACGCAGTTCGGTCTGTCCGGGAAGGACATCCCGCACGTTGCGGACCTGCTCGCTGCTGGGGCTGACAAGTCACTTGGTGGCGTCGAAGAGCTCGGTGCAGCGCTGAAGCAGTCCGGTCTGGTTGCTGCCCAGTTCGGCCTGTCGATCGATGACACGGTGGGCGTCCTCTCCGAGTTCGCTTCTGCTGGCCTGATGGGGTCGGATGCAGGTACGTCGCTGAAGCAGATGTTCTTGCAGCTTGCTACGCCGACGAAGCAGGCGTCGGAAGCGATGAAGCAGTACCACATCAGCGCGTATGACGCGAACGGTGACTTCGTTGGGCTGACGTCCCTCGCGGATCAGTTGCAGAAGGGCTTCAAGGGCGTCGATTCTGCATCCCGTGACTCTGCTCTCGGCATCATCTTCGGTTCGGACGCAATCCGGGCGGCGAACATTCTGTATAAGGATGGCGCAAAGGGGAACCGCGAGTGGGTCAACTCTGTCAATGAGGCAGGATTTGCTGCTCAGCAGGCTGCAGGCAAGACGGATAACCTGCAGGGCGACGTCAAGAAGCTTGGAGCGGCCCTCGAGACCGGACTGATCAAGTCCGGTAGCGCGTCGAATGTTGTCCTCCGCAGTCAGGTGCAGAATGTTACGGATCTCGCCAAGGCTTTCAGTGATGCTCCAGGGCCTATCCAAGAGACCGCATTCGTCCTTACTGGCCTTGTCGCTGCTGCTGCCCTAGCGGGCGGCGGTTTCCTTTCGTTGGTACCCAAGTTGGCTGCCGCGAAGGCAGCCATGGTCGATCTCAAGCTGTCGGGCGAAAATGTTGCCAAGGGTTTCCTGAAGGGCGGCTTGGTCGCCCTCGGTATTACCGCCGTGGTTGAGGGCTTCGCGAACATGGGCGCGGAGGCCCAGCTGTCCGAACGGCAGATTGCCAAGCTGAACGCGGCGCTGACGACCAACAGCAAGGCTGCACTCAACAAGCAATTCGTTGGCGGCAGCGACCTTGCTCTCACGGGTTTTGACGCGATTACCTCAAAGGTGAAGACGGCACGCCAGGCGCTTGAGGCGCTCGACACCGATAAGTACAACATCGGCTTCGCCAAGTGGGCAGACGGCGCGACCGGCGGCTTGACGCATCTCTCTGATACAGCCGCGCGTTTCGAGGCACAGTTCAAGCAAATGGGCACGGTTCTCGCAACCACGGCATCGTCTGATCTTTCGTCTGCCACTGACGGGTTCAACTCGTTGGTGAAGCAGATGGGTGGCGGTCAGGACACTGCGAAGAAGCTTCTTGACCAGATGGAGCCCTACAAAACGCAGCTGACTGAGCTTGCTGGCGCTGCGGGTAAGACGGTTTCCGAGCAGGAGCTGTTGAACCTCGCCCAGGGCAAGGGAAAGCTTGCCGCGCAACTTGCTGCGGATTCTACACAGAAGCAAAAGGAGCAGCTTGCCGAACTGTCCGGCGTGGCCTCTGCGGCAAGCGATGACATCTCAAAGCTCGCTGATGACATCCGCTCGTTTGGCTCAACGCAGTTCGATGCTGAGAAAACTGAGTCCGACTTCCGTGCGGCCATCGACGATGCGACTGCTGCTCTAAAGGAGAACGGCAAGACGCTGGACGACCACACCGAGAAGGGTCGTGCGAACGGCGACGCTTTGCGCAATATCGCTCAGCGCGGTATTGAGGCTGCCGGCGCAATGTATGAGAACGGTGCGTCCGTCGAGGACGTGACCGCGAAGATGCAGGAGACTCGCGACGCTACTGTCAAGGCGGCAGAGGGTTTCGGTCAGTCGTCTGCTGCTGCTCAGGAAACTGCCGACAAGTACAAGCTGATTCCTGAGAACGTGAAGACTGTTCTCGAGGCGCAGGGCTTTGAAGATGGTCAGAAGAAGGCCAAGGACACGAAGGCGGCAGTTGAGGCTGTACCGAAGCAGAAGGTCACGCAGCTCAAGGGTGATCTGACGGATGCTAAAGCAAAGCTGAAGTCTCTGCAGGCGCAGCTGGCTACAGTTCCGAAGTCGAAGTCCACAAAGCTGAATGCTGAGGTAGCGGCAGCCAAGGCAAATGTTGCTTCTTTGCAGGCGCAGCTGAATGGCATTCAGTCAAAGTCCATCACGATCACCACGAACCAAGTTACGAAGGCAACCAAGGAAAACACGGTTGGTATCTTCAAGGCGGCTGGTGGTTACATCAGCGGTCCGGGTTCGGGTACGTCTGATTCGATTCCCGCTCGTCTGTCGAATGGTGAGTACGTCATTAAGGCGTCTTCTGTTCGGAAGGTTGGTGTGCCGTTCCTGAATGCGGTGAACGCTCAGGGGTTCGCTGATGGTGGTTTGGTGTCGACGCGTACGAAGCAGGATAAGGCTGCGAAGGCGCGGTATGCGGCGGCGAAGGTTGCTCAGCGTAGGGCGCAGTCGGCGTTCAATAAGCAGAAGACTGAGGCTGCACGTCAGCGTCTGTTGGCGGCTCAGCGGGAGACATCTGCGGCGCAGAAGGTTGCTCAGCGTGCTGCTGCTGCGTTGACGGCTGCGAAGAACGCTCCGACTGGTGCGGATCTTGGCGACCGGATCTCGTTCCGTTCGTCGGTGCGTGCTGGTGATTACTCGTCGTCGGATGCTGTCCGTGACTTGTATT